CCGCCTCGTCAACCCGGCAAATGCCGAGGTTCGCACCGTTCCGGACATCTACATTCACCAGTTCCTGGGCTTACCAGTATATTTATGACATGAAACAGAAAAAATATCAGCTTCAGCAAGTGGGAGCCAGCGGTTCCTACAGCCGCTACGCCCTCGTGGCAGAGGGCGTGAGCAGGGTTACAGACTCCACCACCATCGAGCAGCAGTATGGGCGGGATACCAGTTTCCTGGGTTCCGGAGAGGTGGGCGACGCCACCACGGGCATCCTGGAAGCTCAGGGCGGTAAGCTCTACGAGTATGTGAACTATGGCGATGACAACGACATGCCATACATCCTGCAGCAGTTGCTGCGCCGCAACATGGTGGCGCAGCGAGCCATGGCGTTCAATGTCCAATGCTGCTACGGGCAGGGTGTGCGCTTCATGGATAGGGAGACCAAGCAGGACACCACCGACGCAGAGATCCGCGACTTCTGTCTGAAGAACTCCATCCACGAGGTTTTCCTACAGCAGGCAACAGACATGAAGTTCTTCTTCTGGTCGGTAGAGGTCATCATCCTGAGCCGTGACCACTCCAAGATAGTCAACATCCGCCACAAGGACGTTTCCTACTGCCGCCTGGAGGTACCAAATGAGAAGGGGCGCATAGAGCATGTCTTCTTCGGCGACTTCCGCAACGTCATGTCGCCGGTACATACCGAGGTTATCCCGCTGCTCGACCTCTATGACCCGCTGGGCGACCTCATGGCGCGCATGGGAAAGGCACCGGACCCCTACACAGGCATCAGGGGCAAGGCACCCGAGATGGGCAAGGACTGCAAGTTTGCCATCATCACACGCATCCCGACACCCGGACTGCAGTACTATCCGATACCATACTATGCCAGCGTCTTCGACGATGCCTGGTACGACATCTACCGTCTCATCGGCATCGGCAAGCGCTACATGATAAAAAATACCTCTGCGCCACGCATCCAGATAGAGGTGCACCGCGACTACTGGGAAGAGCTCTGCAACAACGAGGACATCATCGACCCGGATAAGCGCAAGGAACGCATCCTGCAGGAGAAGGACAACATCATCAACTTTGTGTGCGGTCCGGAGAATGCAGGCAAGGCACTCATCACGGGCTATTACTTCGACCCTAACGGCAAGGAGCAGCGCATGGTGCGCATCATCAACCTCTCCGAAGGCAGCAAGAAGGAGGGTGGAGACTGGGCAGACGACATGAGCGAGGCATCCAACGCTCTCTGCTTCTCGTTTGGCGTGCATCCCAACCTCATCGGAGCCACTCCTGGCAAGAGCCAGATGAACAATTCCGGCTCAGACAAGCGCGAACTCTTCATCCTCAAGCAGTCGCTCGAGAAGGCATGCCACGACATCATGTGCAAGCCTTATCACGTCATCTCCCACTACAATGGCTATGCCGACCGAGGAGTGACCGTAGACGTGCCGATGATAGAACTCACGACACTCGACAAGAATAAGGATCAACAGACATCAATAGTTTCAAACAATGGCAACAATGAAGATTCAGATCAGCAAGGATGACTTCGAGCAGAGCATCCTTGCAGCCACCAGCTCGCACTCTGAGGTGTTCGAGTCGGTGGAACCGCATTTCAAGGAGTCCTATCAGCGGATCAGTATGCAGATACTGGGCGAGGTAGGCGAGAAGGCACTGGAGACCAGCGAGGAGGCACTGGAGACCAGCGAGAAGCCATGGTACAACAACAGCGAGGAGCTGCGTAAAGCAGTCATCAAGACTGTATGCCTCGATGCCTTCCTCAGCGTAGTAAGACACCTCGACCTCGTGCTCACTCCTACAGGCTTTGGCGTTGTGGCCAACAACGAAGTCTCTCCGGCAAGTTCCTCCAGAGTCGAGGCGCTCATCGAGCAATGCCGTGTAGCCTTCATCTCATCACAGCAGACAGTCCTGGCACTTCTCTGCAACGTACCGGGTTGGGGGAAAACCCTACAGGCAAAGCAGGGCATACAGACGATAGTTTGGAGCTTTGACGCTTACCGTTTTCTCACGGGAGAGACCAGCATGACATCCAAGGAGTGGGCATCCAAGTTGGCAGCCATGCAAGAGGCAGATGCCACCATACGCAAGCTTGTTTCTGATGAGCAGATGGATGACATCATGTCACAGGTTAGATGCGAGCGTAAAAGTAATTGGGAAGAGAACGAGGTGCGCCTCATGCTGATGCGCTGCATGATAATGCTTGCCAACGGCATGCTGTCTGCATACTCCAACGAGCGTGCAAGACTGCTATCGTATCTAGACAGAAACCTCGATAAATTCCCATTATATGCGAATTCATCGGCATATAAGGCTAACCATTTTAAGGAGTTCAACAATGAAAAATCAAAACCTGCCTTCGTTTTCAACGCATAAAGATGGTACACAAGAGTTCAATTTCAAGGCGCCGTCCTCATGGGCGGAACTTTCAGAGGAACAGTTGCGCTATGTCCTCTACATCTTATCTTCGAATAGGGACAAGATTGTCGCCAAATGCCACCTCCTGGTTAGATTCTGCGGTCTTGAAGTACATAAGCACACCCGTACAGGGTGGAAATGCAGCGTGCTCTGTTCCGTTCCCGGTGAAATGCCAAAGAGGAAAGTCCTATACATTAGCAGCGCCGAGATTCTCTCGCTTACCAAAAACTTCGATTTCATCGACAAATTTACCGATTTTCGGCCTTTGCAGAGAGCAAGTGACGTTCTACTAACGGCAGTTGACAGCATGCTTCACGATGTCAGCTTCTACGATTACCTCAACATCGAGAAGAACTACCAGCTGTTCATGCTTAACCAGGAAGACAAGTTTCTCAGCAAGATGGCGCACCTCATGTACAGAACCGCAGATGGTTCTGCCGATGAAACCGCCCATTTTGAGCCTTATGAGCTTCTGGGCGTCTTCATGTGGTTCTCCAGCGTCAAGGAGTATTTCGCCGCCAACTTCACGCACTTCTTCAAACCGGCAAGAGAGGGTGGAGAGCTGCGCCGTGTGGACATTCTTCCTGCCATGCAGGCGCAGATCAGGGCACTCACCGATGGCGACGTGACCAAACAGCAGGCAGTCTATAATACCGACTGCTGGGCTGCCCTCACGGAGCTTGACAACAAGGCACGGGAGGCAGAGGAGTTCAAGGAGCGCAACAGGCAAAATAGTTAAAATTACAGCACATGACAGTAAAAAACTTCGATTCCATCGCATATTTCAAGCAGCTGGCTGCCGAATGCAGAACCTGCAGGGATTATAATTTTGTCGCAACAGAGTGTTCCGGACCCGATTCCATCCAGGGAGTCATGCAGCAGTTCCGCAAGGCATCCAACTTCATTATGGTGTCAGACACCGTTGACAGCAACACCCATTCCGTCGGAGAGGGTTTCTTCGACCGCAACGTCTATACCGTCTGGATCCTGGCAGGCTACCGCCGCGAGGACATGGCAGACCGTGAGCAGAAGCTTAACATCTGCCGCTATATTTTCCGCCAGTTTCTCAGCCGCATGCTCCACGACAAGAGCCGTGAGGCATACGACGGGCAGATGGAGTTCCTGGACCTCACGCAGGTCTATTCGAGCGAGCTGGGCAGATGGTCCATGAATGGCGTCACGGGACTCTATTTCATGGTCACATCAGACGAACCTATCGACATACAGTATGACGAGAGCCTATGGCAGACCAGTCAACCATAGACGACCTGCTCAAGTACGAGCATGGTTGGGCTGATGCCATGGGCGAGTACTGGCGAGAGCGCATGGAGCGGCTGCGTACCATCGATACCGGAGCATTATACCGCAGCATCAAGGCGCATATCGAGCAGGGCTCGACAACGACCATTGAGCACAATTTCCTCATGTACGGTATTTATGTTGCAGCAGGCGTTGGACCGGCTCATGAGTGGTACCGCTGGAGTCAGGGAGCTAAAATCCGACGCATCAACGGTGGAGATCTCAACTTCCTCGGCGAGGAATACCGAGAGGAGCAGGGACTTGACAAGCCCAAAAAAGTGGGTCCTGCATGGGGCGGCAGGGTTGCCGGTGGTGAGCCTAAAGGACCTCGCGACTGGTTCAGCCGCAAGTATTATTCTTCGGTGATGAAACTCAATGAGCATGAAGCGGAATTCTACGGAGAGCGCTATCAGGGCTTAATGGCATCAGCCATCACGGAAATGTTTACAGGCATAGGAGCAGCACGCAACCTCTAGGGAGCGTATTTTTATCGGTTCCATCGGCATATTATCTTTGCAGACAAAAAAATAAATGGCAGACAAATTAGACAAGAGCAACCTTCAGACCCTCTTCGAGGGCATCAGAGACGAGCGACGCCTGCAGGCCAACACGGCAAACCGCATAGGCAATGCCTTCCTCTCGCTGCTGCACTTCTGTGCCGATGAGACATCAGACCGGTATCTCAGTCGCAAGCATGACGATGCAGCCGAGGGCATGATTACCTTCCTGCGTGGACTCATCTCCGAGCAGATGGCGCAGCTCAAGGCGGGTGCACAGTTCGGTGACTTCGTCTCCGGGCTGTACAACGGCAAGGGCGCACAGGTCGATGACAATGGCAATGCCGAGGTTGAGAGCATCACCGTCCGCACATACATGCGGGTCATGGAGCTGATTGTCAACCGCCTGTCAGCGCAGGAGGGTGACACCTTCTTCACGGAGAGCGACACCATCGAGAGCGTTGACAGCCTGGGTGATAACTGCTATGGCCTGCACCTCCGTTCCAAGTATAGTGGTTACTTCACGGCCCAGCATGTGGGCAACGTCATCAAGGGAGTGGTCAACAACATCGCCTCGGCAGCCAATTCTGGCACTTCGGCTGATTACTACACCTCATGGATGAGAGTCAACAGCGTCAATGCGGTTAAGAATTACATCGAGGTCACCCTCTATCCTGATGCCGATGTTCCGGCAGGCAAGAACTTCCCTCCATGCGAGCTCATGAATATCGCCCGTTATGGCAACCAGACCGAAGAGTCGCTGCAGAGCTGCTTCTACATCTCCAGTTCCGAGGGGCGCATAGTCAAGCTGACGGGCGTCACGAAGCCGATACTGGATGATTACAACTACGGCATGGTCTTCGGCGACATGCCTGAGTTCGTCAAGTCGCTCGACCTTCCTATCGTCAAGGGCAGGGATTATCTCTATGCAGCCGGCATCATCACCCAGGACATCATACAGATCGACTACCATGGCAAGCCGATAGTCGATTATATAGACCGGGGACCATGGTCAGAGGCGGCAGAATATTTCTGCTCAGCTCTCAATCCGGATACCGGCAAATTCGAGACCTCAGATGTGTGGTACACAGGGTGCAAGTGGCGATGCCAGAAAACCGGTACCCATACCGCACCAAGGTGGAACAATACCGACTGGGCGATGATAGAGGGCAATCCTGCCTTCACCATTGACTTTCTCGAAGACGAGACGATCTATGACTTCGACAACTTCCGGGCTCCGCTGACTGTCGTTGCTACGCTCTACGGACAGGATATTACCTCGGATATCCTCGACAGCGACGTAGCCTGGACCAGATACACCGAGAACAAGGCCGGTGAACAGAGAGTAACCAGCGACAACATTTGGGCACTCGAAGTCGGATCCAAGGCGGGCAAGGCTATAGTTCTGACCCAGTCAGACCTCTCCGTCGACAGCGAGGGAGTTCCGGCTAAGATCAGGTTCACGGCAACTGTTACACTTCGTGATGGCCTGGGCGATGAGGTCGCCCAAGATTCCATCACACTGGAATGTGTTTAATAACATATAAACAATGAAATACAAAAGATTAGACATCAAGTACACGCCTCTGCAGGTACATTACTCCAAGTCCGTGTCAGGCAGCGTTCCACTCGAACAGGCCTATGATGCTGATCAGGATGAGTATTCTCCTGATTACAGGCTGACGCCATGCGCCTTGCTGCCGGTCATCAGCATCATTGACCGAGATGGCATACTCCCGAGCGGTCGTGTCAACAGCGAGCTGACAGACATTGCCTGGTATAGAGTGGAAAACGGAGTGGAGGGCAATGCGCTGGTAACGACACCCAAGAAGCATGTCATCACATCGTCAGGCAATGATGCCGGCAAACTGCTCTGGTATATCAACGCAGCACCGCAGAAGCCGATACTGCTCCGCTTCAAGGCGAAGTACCTGGACACCCGAACCAACGAGGTGCGCAATATTACGATGGACTACTCCATCAACTGCAAGAATGCGACCCTCTACAAGCCGACGCTGCTGCTGTCAAGCGGTGACCGCTTTTATAATCCGCTCCGTGATACCGACAAGCAGGTCATCAATGCATCCCTGCGCCTCGGATCAGAGGAGTGCGCCAAGAACAAGCGCCAGTTCGTCTGGGAACTTCTCCGGAGTCGTGGACAGTTCTCTGCAGTTACTGCAGATGACCTGGAGGTCAAGATATCCGATGATGGTGCATCCGTTACGCTGGACCGTTCTCTCATGGGCAAGCGCATCTGCATCAGATGCAGAGCCAGATACTCTGCTGCAGGCAATCCGGCAAGCGTAGAGCTCAACGATGCAACCCCATTCAAGATAGTCAACATCGTCAGGAGAATTCCGTTCTACGATTACGACATGATTGACATCGTAGACGAGGTGCTGCCAGATACCAAGCAGGTCAAGGCAAAGGCTACCATCTTCGACAATATCGGCGATATTGCAGACCCTACAAGAGAACTGCAGGTGCTATGGTGGATGGCACCGAATAATTCGGTACACTTCGAGAATGCTGTCCTCGTTGGCCACGGCATGACACCGAGTATTTCTACAGAACTGCTGGATCCGAACAGGGGGTCCATCCTTGCCTTGGAGGTCAAGGATTTGGCTCCTTTGGCTCTGGCCATGGATGCAGACGGCAAGGTGTTCATGGATGCGGACGGCAATCCGTTTATTTTTCACTAATAAACATTTAAATATTAAATATGGAAAGATACATCAAGGCAAACCGCAAGGTCGTGGAGTTCCTCCAGCTGACCGAGGACAGAACAGAACTTCCAGACGGCAACTTCATTCTCTGGTGCCAGGACATCCTGCCGCTTGGGGATTCTATCATATTTGCGGAAACGCTGTCCAAGATTGGCGCTATCGCTATGGATGGCCAGACAGCCCGTAAGGAGCAGGACGGCGAAGTGTGCAACAAGCTGCCTGTTGCTATAGACAGCAGATTCATCATGAGAGAGGAGGCAAGGGATGAGTAGTGCTAGCAAATCAGTCAACATCACGTTCCTGCAGAAGATGGGCACTTTCACGCCGTCTATCCAGTCTCCTAATGGGGATCTCTACCAGGAGTACCAGAAGAACGGCGACGTCGTTACCGTCTATCCCGACTTCTCGCAGTCACAGCCTAAGCTCTACTTCGTAGTCATCTCATCAAGAGCTGCAGATGGTGTCACGACACCTGTCTCCATGCAGTTCTTCTTCAACGAGACTGAGATACCGTTCAACAGCGCAGGCAAATCAACCGGCCTCTTCGATGGTCTCTTCGAGATCATCAGACCAAGTGCATCGCAGTTCTACTGGGGTCTTAAGATATGCAACAACCTGGTAAAGGCATCCAATTATACTGCCATCAACATCAAGATGATCGGCAAGGTATCAGAGAGATCCAATCAGCAGGAGATTACCGATAGTGTACAGGCTGTCTACGAGATACCAGTTGGTCCATATACAGGCGTAGCCTATCGTGTGACCATCAAGGCTCCAGAGAATGATACGCATAACTTCATTCTCAACAACAAGGATGACAGTTGTCAGCTTGAGGCTAAGGCAACGCAGGGCAATGATACCATTAAGACTGGCCTCTACTACAAGTGGTACCGTGCGACCAACAGCATCACTGGCTGGGAGCAGATTGCAGGAGCAAGCGGTAAAACCATTACAGTCAAGGCTTCTGAGGTCGATTGCACCCGCGAGTACATGGTTGAGGTTTACAATGACAAGGCCATGGGCAAGGACAATCTTCTTGGATTCGACTTTGTTACAGTCATCGATGCGTCGGATCCGTTCGATATTGAGCCGAACCCGACACCTGCCGATGAGTCTATCAGTGAGGACGAGGCAGGCAATGGTACTGTGACCTATACACCGAGGTTGGTTGTCAGAGGCAAGTCGGAGACGGTAGATACGAAATTCTATTTCACTCTGAAGTCCGGGTCTGGCGTTGTCCTCAATACAGAGGCATCACGCAAGCCTACAGTCCAGCTGAGTTCGTTCGCAGTGACGAGAGCAGACTGCATACACGCAGGATACGGCAACGTAGCATTAACAATTCAGTCAGTTAAATAGCCATGGGTGTTATAACAAGAGTGATTAGGTTTCTCCGAGTCGGTGTCGGCATATCCAACGCTGACTTGGAATATGCCGAGTCAACAAGTCAGACAACTGCACCGATAGAGGGCTGGCAGACAACAGCACCAAAGTGGCGCAAGGGCTACTATATCTGGAGCCGAACGCACATCTACTACACCGATGGCAACGAGAAGGTGTCCACGCCTATGTGTTTGTCAGTAGCAAGGAGCATAGACCGCATCGAGGAGTGCTACTACTCTTCCACATCTTCTACGGCCATCACCGGAGGTGCATGGGCCAAGGGTAAGTCTCCAGCGTGGGTGAGCGGCAGATTCATCTGGACAAAGTCCATCATTTACTTCACAGATGGAACCTCTACTGAGACTAACCCTATATGCTGTACTGGTGGCCTAGGTCCGCAGGGCAAACCTGGTAAGGATGGTGCTGATGGAGCCGCTGGCAAGGATGGTGCTGATGGAGCCGATGGCAAGGATGCCATCAACATACAGTTTTCAATGCCGACCATCGTCCACAAAAAATCTCAATTCGCCGGCACGTATGCTGTTGACGTGAGAGCTTACATAGCAGGAGTTGAATTAGCTTGTTCTGTCAGAGTGGAAGTTCCATCTAATTATGCCAGCTCTGTTAAGGCTAGTGTGATAAACAACGGCAAAGGGAAGAGAGTTATTGTAGTGATAGGAGCGAATATTGATGTCTATACCAATTTAGCTTTCGCTGTCAAAGTCGAGAATGTTACATACAAGTATACGATACCTGTCAAGACAATAGCCGATGGCGAGGATGGCAAGAGAGGCGAAACCGGTGCAACTCTCCGTGGCCCGCAATCTTGGGCGAACTGCGGCAATGGCTATAGCTTCGAGTCTGGAGCATCGGGCGAGGAGTGGAAAGATGTCGTTATCTACAACTCCGGCTATTACAGCTGCATCAAGAGTCACATCAGAACTGAGACCAACTTCCCTGGCAGCGCTGAGGACCAAAACAACCAATATTGGAGGCTTGGCAGCCCAATAGAAATGGTAATTGCCAAAATCATCTTGAGTCAATATCAGCTTGTTGACAACCTGGGAGTCAAGGTCATCGAGATGAAGGATGAAAATGGCAAAATGATGTTCCTAGCAAAGGACGGAAAAGTTATCTGCAATGGAGGAATATTCCAGAATATTAGCGTCTCGGGTGATATCTCTGTCGGAAGACTGAGATACAACGAAAATACGGTTACTGATGGTACTAGTGTCATCAATGGCTCTTTTATCAGAGGTGGTGGTACCTATGTCCTACCGCACCTAAGCGATGGAGAATTCATGCGCATTGTGGTCTTCAATCCTATCATAACGCGCAGTACACCGCTAGCGACACTTAAGGGCGAGCAGGAAATGGACGCATTCATGGCGGCAGGCAGCAGTTTCTTCTTGAATAGAGAGGCTACCATAGGAGTTTATGGCTGGTGTGAACTAATCGGCACGAGTCAGAATGGTCACACAATTTGGGTATATAGTATAGTAGAGAATAAACAAAATTAGAATAGTTAAATGGAAGGTAAAAAATTCAATACCGTGACTAAAGTCACAACCGTCAACAGCAACCAAAGCGTGCTGCTGACTGATAATAATGGTAATGTCACTAGCATCGGCATGGATGCGCTTAAGGCTGACCTTGCAGTCGGGCAGCATGCCTGGTGCGGCCGAGTGTGGAATACTGCCAATGCAACGCCTAAGGCGGCATCATACATTGGCTCACTTGAATTGCTGAAGGAGTTGCCATACATCCTAGGACTTGGCGCATATTTGGTCAAGAATGACCACAGCCGCAGAAAGCTCGACAGCAAGGATCACCACAAGTATGCTACTGGTGAACCGGCAAGGCTGGATGGTACAGAAGGTCACTATCAGTGGGGCTGGGGCAGAAAATTCTACGTTGTCATCAAGGATATTGGCGGATTGCACTATGAGCAGATTGGCATCAAGCCAATACCAGGTGAATACAATCTCGAGATACCAATCGGCAGTCTTTCTGCAGCGGGCTTCGCTACTATTGAGCGTAGTACCGGACGCCTGGTTAGTTACATCAACGATGCAGCTAACTACCGTGGTGGCGACAACAATGCTACCTATGATGGAAAGAACAATACGTTGCTGGGCAGACCTGCTACCGCTATGACTACAGAGCAGTTCAGAGCTGCAGCGCGTAAGAACGGCAAGGGTTGGCTTTGCACAACCATGCGACATACTTCCATTGTCGCATTATTGTTCAGTGTCATTTTCGGTACACATTATGATCAGGATGCAGTCAATGCCAACAAGGATGCCAACGGACTCTTCCAAGGTGGACTCGGAGCAGGCTTGACGCGGATGCCGAACTGGGAAGCCTACAATGGTTGGCGACCAGTTGCACCAATGAGTGCAGGCATAGAGCTTGGTGATTCATGTGGAGAAGCGACCTATGCAGTTAAGAATGACGCAGGCACAACGGTCTATAATGCCAAGATTCCATGTTTCTTCGGTTACAAGAACGGCTTCGGCAATCTCTGGCGAATGATGGATGATGAGTTCTGCCAGATGAATAGTGACAAGACCATGACCCACCTGGTCGCTCCGTCTATTTACGGCTCCTGGACTATCGGCAATGCTACCGGCATGAAGGCGTTGAGCAAGTCACCTGGCGGTGGTGAAGGATATATCAAGACCTTGTCGATGGAACATCTGGAGAACTTCTGTACGCAGATTGGTGCTACAGAGTCAACCTATTCGACAAGTTATTTTTGGAATACGTCAAACGCTACTTCCGGTTTTCGCCTGTGTCTTCGCGGTGGCAGCGCTCACATTGGTGGTCCCTGCGGTCTTTCGACGCTCCGCGTGCTCGATGCTGTCTCGGATTCCTATGTGAGCTACGGTGCGGCCCTCTGCGAAGCAGCATCCGAGTGGTCATTGGAACCAGTGTATTACGAGGCGGCCTAAAGTGTTCAGAGGTGTGCTGACGTGAGCAGGAGTGAGCAGGATTGACCAAGGTTCCCAAGCGGAGCCAAGGGCAATCCTGAGCACCCTGCGAGCGTAGCGAGCAAACCCTACCGCCCTTGGGCGGTCGATTTTTTTGAAAATTCGCTCTTTGACATTCTTTCATTCCGATTTTTTTCAGTACCTTTGCAGGCGGTTTTCAAACCAGGCTGTGATTCCTGCGCCGGTTTTCGCCTGTGTCTTCGCGGTGGCAACGCTAACAATGGTGGTCAATGCGGTCTTTCGACGCTCAACGTGAACAATGCTGTCTCGGATTCCAATGTGAACTACGGTGCGGCCCTCAACTTAACAAGATACTGCAGGTTAGTTTGCTTAGCTGCAGTGATTTCGGGAGTCAGGCCTTGCCTCATGGCAAAACATACACTTTAGCAGAATAGCTAGTAGATGATGACAATGGGTCATCCGGTCGAAAGTTAGGACATCATAAAAGCAGACAACAGACACAGACACCGACATTTATACAGACACCGACCTTTTTTTAATATTTACATAAAATTTTAAAAGCAAGTGAAGAGGTTAGGCAACATTTCACAGGAGGTGGAGACTTTGCAAAATTTTCGTGAAGCATTTTTTGATTTTTCCCGACACAAGAAGTCCCGTCTCTCTGTTCAAGCATTTGAGGCAGAGTTTGAGGCAAATCTTCAAGCCCTGCTAACTGCCTATACCCATCAGACTTGGCATACATCAGACTATGAGGCCAAGCCGGTTGAAAAACCCAAGCATCGCATAGTCAATAAGTTGCCTGTTGGCGATCATGTCATTCAGCATGCAGCCATGCACACCAGTGAAGATAAGTTGAGAGCCAAGATTCCTTTCAACAGTCCAGCTGGTACCAAGGGGCGTGGCACGCATTTCTTCTATAAGATAATCAAGCAGGACATCTTTACCTCGCCACAGCAAGACACATTCTATTGCTTGCCCATGGATATACACCATTATTTCCAGAATGTTGAGCACAATTTGCTCAAGAGAGAGTACAGGTTGTATATCAAGGACCGCAAGTTGCTTGCTTTCGTTGACGAGGTCGTTGACAGCTATGCCAATGGCATTGTGCTGGGAGTCAAGCTTACACAACTTTTGGGGCAACTGTTTCTGGCGAGGTTTGACTATCTCGCCATGCGGTGTTTTGATATACTTCAAGACCCCGAGAAACACGGTTATTGGCAGGCTCGATACGTCACGGACATGCTCCTCACATGCCGCTCGGAGCAGCAGGCAAGAGTATTAAATGTGGGGGGGTAAAATCCCTCAATGAGCGCTTCGACCGTTTTTGCCGCGAGGGGCTCAAACATTATTATAGATTCATGGACAATATCTTCATCATGCATGAAGATAAGGTCTTCTTACGCCTTATGGCGGAGCTTGCAGTCATGCACTTGGCTAGAGACTGGAAGCTGAGCATCAATAAAAGTTGGAATATTCATCGTACATGTGACGGCATAGACTTCTGTGGACAGAAGATCTTTGCCGACCATGCCCTTTTGCGCAAGCGCACCAAGCAGGCACTCTGTGCCCAAGTCGCAAGATTGCGCAAACGTGGACTTAACGATGAACAGATCCGGCACAAGGCTGCCTCCAGGCTAGGCCTTGCCAAACACGCAGACACAAAAAACTTATTAAATAAAATCGGTATGAAAAAGTATGGTCAGATTGTGAAGGCTCGCAAGGGCGAGGTTCCCTTCGAGGGCATGAAAATGGCGCAGAAGAAGCATCCAGGCGACATCCTGTGCCACAACATTGAGGACTATGACAAGTTCCTCATCCTCATAGAGGATTACAAGATTGATAAGTCGAGAGTTGATTTCAAGATGGAGCAGGTTGAAGAGGTTGACGACCAGGGTATCAAGCGAATGGTCACCAAGAAGGTGCCCAAAGACCGCCTCGCCATCCGCTTCCGTTTCATTGATCATGTCAAGAAGACGGGACAGTTCGATGAGCAGGGCGATGAAATCGAGGAACCGGTGTGGCAGCCTGAGTCGTGGTGGCTCTTTACTGGATCAGACATCTTGGTTGACCAGGCACGCAAGGAGTGGGAACTGTTGGACAAAGGCTTCTACACCGTTGCAGCAGAACTCACCAACAAGTTTGGCAAGAAATTTTATAAGTTTATATAGATGCACAAGAAATTTTATCTTTGTCGCATGTCATTCTTGAGATATGACAGCGAGCATTTTCTCCTGTTCCTGAGTGAACAGAGAGTTGAAAACTATCACCCAGACTCCAATATGTCGGAGTCTGATGGCGATAGTCAGGCAGTAACAGCTTACAGCTACGAGGGCAGTGAGATTGACGGCTCCACCAAGATTGAGGCTAAGTCGGCAAGCTATCGCGAGTTCGTGAATGGTCTGGTTCGTACTAAGTACAGCCAGAGCGATGTCGAAGCCATCCTGTGCAACCATGGTGATGGCAACAAGGAGCACGAGACGGAGTACCTGACATTCCAGAATTGGCGAGAGCAGGCTAAGCAGATGGCCAAGGAACTGCTCGACCGTGATATCTCATAGTTTTCAGATACGGCAGGAGGGGAATAGTCCTTTCTGCCGTATTTTTATATATCTTATATTATATGTACCTTTGTGCCAGATTTAATCAGGTACAGATATGCAGAGAAATACCAAGGATTGGATACACTACAGCTCTGCTGGCATAGTTCTGATTGCTGGCATTGTGCTCGTGTACATCAGCTTTTTTATGTCCCACGACGTCACGTCTAACGTCTTGTGGTACTTTGGGCAGAGTCTGGTTTACGTGGCAACCGTCTTTGGTTTCGCACTGACTTTTGACACCCGAGTTAAAGACATTATCAATAAATATTTCAATAACAAAAATGGCACGCAAGATTAAGAAAATTTTCATTCATTGTACAGCAAGCCGACAGTCATGGTCTGTCGATGCCTTGCTCAAGGAGTTCACCAACAAGGGCTGGCACTATCCAGGATACCACTGGGTCGTGACCGCAGACGGCAGACGTACGCAGCTCATGACAGAAGACCTGCCATCCAACGGAGTCGCGGGACATAATTTCGATTCCATCAACGTGGCATACATGGGCGGCATTTCACGCACAGGCAAGCCTATAGACAACCGCACGGAGGCTCAGAAACAGGCGTTGCGTGAGTTGCTTGTGGAGCTGAGAAAGCGCTATCCTGATGCCAGGATCATGGGACATCGCGACATCTCGCCTGACAAGAACCACAATGGAGTGGTCGATCCGTGGGAGCGCATCAAGGAGTGTCCTTGCTTCGACGCCATTCCTGAGTATGCTGACATTTAAATCAATGGGATATGCAGAAACATCTCAAGTCTATCATCATGACCATATCGGTGATATTGGTCATCATCGCCTGCGTCTGGATTTCTGACCATCGACGGCAGCGAGCGGAGCAGGAACTGAGAGAACAGCTCAATGGGCTGAAACTTCAGTATGCTCCAGCCGAGCGAGACACCATCCGCGATTCGGTCCAGGTCATCACGCAGCAGGTGCTGCAGATGCCTGCAGAGGAGTACAAACTTCAAGCCTACGACCGCCAGCTGCTCCATGACCTGGACATACGTCTTGGGCAGGTCATGGTAGACCAGCGCACAAGTCTGAGTTCTGCTGATACTGTCAAGACAGACCGCAGCGATTCTGTATATACTTATTGCGACCGATGGCTCAGTTTCCGTCTCAACACGGCAGACTCCATCTTGACATACAAGGCGAGAGACAGCCTCCAGACCATCGTCTACAGGCAGTACAAGCACAGATTCCTCTGGTGGCGATGGGGCACCAGAGGCTATGATGTCAAGGTCATCAACTTCAATCCCCATTCCAACATATTATATAACAGCTATATACAAGTCACGCGATAATGGCAAGACAAGAGGTATATACAACAGTCATTAAGCTCAATTCTGAGGAGGCGAAGAACCGACTCATAGAGTTAGAGGATAGAGTCGCCCGGCTGAAGAAGGCTAAACAGGATGCCTTCTCGGCGGGCGATTCCCGTTTAGGCGCATCCCTCGCCAAGGATCTGAAGGCCGCAGAGCGAGAGATGAAGCAATTCAAGAACTCAACCATGAGCGTCAAGGAGACACTCGACAACCTGTCAAGTGCAAGCCTCGGACAGCTGGAGAAGGCAGCTAGACATCTGAAGGGGCAGATGAAGGCAGCGTCTGATCCTTCAGACTTCGCCAAGCTGGATGCACAACTCTCAAAGGTCAAGGAGCAGATGCTTGCCCTGAAGGGCGCAACACGCAAGGCTGATGAAGAAGCGAGACGCATGACGGCAACCGTGTCAAATCTGAAACATGCATCTCTCAACGATCTCAACTTTACTGCAGGCAGACTTCGCTCGCAGATGGCCGATTTCGACCCAAACACAACCATGTACGCCTCTCGAGCTTCGCAGCTGAAGCTGGTCGAGGCAGAGCTGGAACGCATCCGACAGAGCGAGCAGAAGGTGGTCACCCTCATGCAGCAGTATGACAAGGAGATTGACCGCACAAATGTGGACATCAAGGAGACCAAGCGGCAGATGCAGCTGGTAAATAACACAATGTCCAACCTCAAAACCTCTTCCATCCGTGACTTGGAGTACTCCATCAAGGCTCTAAACCAGCAGATGCAGGGCATGCAACGTGGTACCGAGCAGTTCAAGCAAATGGAGAAACAAGCCAAGCAGCTGAAGGCAGAACTGCAGGCAGTCAGAGCCGAAGGTGTAGCTCAAGAGTCCTGGATCAAGCGTTCTGCTGACTGGTTTAACCGCATGCAGGGTCTTGCTCTCGGTGCGGTCGCTGCCATCTCCGGCATCACCTTCACCGTCAAAAAGTGTGTAGAGGAATATGCCAAGATGGATGATGAGATGACCAATGTCCGCAAATATACCGGTCAGGCAGCCGATGAGGTCGAGCGTATGAACGAGGACTTCAAGAAAATGGACACCAGAACCCCTCGCCAGAAACTCAACCAGCTCGCCGAAGATGCCGGTAGACTCGGCATCACCTCGACTGCTGCAGTTGAAGATTTTGTTGATGGAGCCGATAAAATCAATGTTGCCCTCGGGGATGACCTCGGCGATAAAGCAGTCTCACAGATCGGTAAACTCGCCCAGATGTTCGGCGAAGACAAGACCAAAGGTCTGCGAGGTGCCATGTTGGCGACAGGTTCTGCAGTCAATGAACTGGCTCAGAATTCCTCAGCCTCTGCCGGCTATCTCGTTGACTTCACCGCCCGTGTGGCAGGTGTCGGCAAGCAGGCAGGCTTCACACAGGCTCAGATCATGGGTCTCGCATCTGTCCTTGACCAGAACATGCAGCAGGACGAGACGGCTGCTACTGCAGTCCAGAACCTCTTGGCAAAGATGTTTCAGGACTCCGCAAGGTTTGCAAAGATTGCAGGACTGAATGTCAAGGACTTCGCTAAGACCCTTAAGGAGGATGCCAACAGCGCACTCCTTCAGTTCCTGGCAGCCATGCGAGCCAAGGGCGGTTTTGCCGACCTCGCAACGATGTTCGAGGAAATGAAGATGGATGGATCCAGGGCTACTGGTGTCCTCACCGTCCTCGCAGATAAACTCGATGACATCAAGACTGCCCAGAACCTGGCAAACGAAGCCTATTCCGAAGGCACATCCGTCCTCAATGAGTTCAAGACACAGAACGAGAGTGTACAGGCTCAACTTGACAAGGCAAGCAAGAAGTTCCTGGATCTCTCCATCGAACTGGGACAGAAACTCTATCCTGCAGCACGATATTGCATATCTGCAGCCAGTCTCGGAGTTAGGGCACTCTCCACACTCGTTGATTTCGTCAAAGATTATTGGCGCATATTAATTGTGCTGACAGCCGCCATCGTCACCTATACAGCAGTCTCTAAGGCAAAGTTGATAGCAGACAAGGCGCAGATGGCATGGCTCAACATCATGATTCTGCGCGAAAAGGCGCATCTCGTCCTTGTGGGTCTCAAGACATCTGCTCTCAAGACCATGGCAATCGTTCAGATGGCGTTGACACGTGAGATAAAACTGACCACTGCTGCGCAGATGTTGTGGAACAAAGTGTTGTTGGCCAACCCGATCACTGCCGTGATTGCTGTTGTTGTGGGTCTGACAGCCGCAATCGTCACACTCTCTAAAGAGACGAGCACAGCTGAGCAGGCTCAGCGTGACTACAATGATGCCGTGACAGAAGCCAACAAGCAGGCAGCAGAAGAGGAAGCATCCATCATGCGTCTCGTATCTGCCATCCAGTCAAACACCAGTGCAGAGTCAGACCGCAAGGCAGCTCTGGAGGAACTCAATGGCAAGCTGATGCGTGAGCACCTAGGCAACATCACAGAGGAAGCAGTGCGAACCGGTCAAGCAACAAGGCAGATTCAGTCCTACATCGACATGATGAAGAAGAAAATCGTAATCGATGGCTTGCAGAAGAAACTTGCTGAGTCTATAGCCAAACAGGCTGAACAAGAAGACTTGCTAAGCGAAGCTGACAACGACAAGCGTGGTTTCTGGGCAAAAGTTTGGGGGCGTGTTAATCCGTTTGCAAATGGTAAAACTAAGATGTTGAACTTAGCTTCTGACAACAAAGAAGTGTTCATAGATGTGATGAACAAGAGCATTGAGCGTGAAAAGCAGTATCAGCAGAAGCTAATCGAAAAGATTACCCAGCTCGAAACGCAACACTTCGAGGTGAATGATCCGGAACCATGGCGCAACAATGGCTACAATGGCAAGGGCAATGATGGTACTATCATTAAGAAGCAGAGTACAGCCGACACTCATCAGGTTTCAGAAAAGGAGCGCAAGGCTCGTGTCAAGGCAGAGAAGGCTGCTGCAGCCGAGGAACGCAAGCGCCAGGCTGAAGCCAAGCGCAAGCAGAAGCAAGCAGCCGATAGCATCAAGGCTGAGACCAATCAGCTGCTAGCTGACAACGCGAAAGCATACGCAGAAGGCAAGAAAACCTATCAGCAGTTCATCGACGACAGACAGAGCATCCAAATTAAGGGTTTTGCCAAGCTGAAGCAGTTGTATGGTGCTGAGAGCAATGAGTACAAGCAGTTACTTGACAACCAGGTCAATGTTGTCAAGCAGCATGATGCTGCAATTCAGAAAATGAATGAGCAGACCATTGAGCGTGAACGCCTCCAGAAGGAGGCTAGCATCAAAGCTCAGTACAATGATGCCAGTTCAGCTATCTATCAGAATGATACCGCACTCAATGAAGCCCTATATAAGAATGATGTCGAAGCCATGAAAAAACGTCTTGCACTCTACAAAGACAGAGAGGGCAGCGAGGAATGGCTAGATCTGAAGGCTGAGATGGAACAGGCTGAGCTCGACCACCAGCTGCAGATGCAGGAGTCATACCAGAACCAGCTGCGTGAACTCCGTCAGCAGTTCGGTAAGCAAGACTTGCAGGCACAGGAGACCATGTACCTCAATGGTCTAGACAATCTCTACAAGCAGGGATTGATCAAGGAGGAGGAATATCAGCAGATGAAGTTGGAGATAACCAAGCAGTTTGCTGCCCAGAGAGCGCAGATTGATGCTGATGACCATGGAGCAGGTAGCGCTCAGCTGAAGATTAATGATAAATCTTCTGAGATGGTCAACAGCGCCAGGGCTGCTGCAGGTGAGTCCCAGTCGACCAGCAATGCAACTCTGGGTGGGTACTTCTCATCACAGATTCAGAACTACCAAAACACCATGGAGAAGCTGAAGGAATTGTATGGAAGCGACAAGCAGAACCATGCTGCGTACATGCAGGCGAAAGCGCAGGTGACAGCCGACTTCCTCGATAACATGGTGCAGCAGACATCTGCCGCATACAACGGCATCAACAACATTCTCTCTTCTGCGTCAGCATACGCTCAGGCATGTTCAGACCTGGAGCAAGCCAAAATCTCCAAAAACTACGAGAAGCAGATTGCTGCAGCTGGCAACAATTCGAAGAAAAAGAAAAAGTTGGAGGAGAAGCGAGACAAAGAACTGGCCGCTGCGAAGTCTAAGGCTAACAAAAAAGCCATGAAGATAGAAATTGCGCAGGCGATAGCATCTACAGCAATGTCTGCTATCAATGCCTACTCATCTGCTGCAGCTATACCAACAATAGGTTGGACATTAGCTCCTATAGCAGCAGGTATGGCCACAGCTGCTGGCATGATACAGCTTGCTGCTATCAAGAAGCAGCACCAGGCAGAGGCTGCAGGTTATTACGAAGGTGGTTACACCGGAGGCAACCGCTACCGAAAGGAGGCTGGAGTTGTGCATGAAGGCGAATTCGTGGCTAATCACAATGCCGTCAACAACTCATCCATCCGTCCGGCTCTTGACCTCATCGATAGGGCCCAGCGCACCAATACAGTTGGCTCGCTGACCGCTGATGATATCACACGTTCTCTGGGACAGGGTAGCAGTGCCGTGGTGGCTCCTGTTGTCAATGTCAATAATGATAACACAGAGGTACGCCAGTCCCTCGATGGAGTTAATTCAGCAGTCACCAGACTCAACGAGAATATTGAGAGAGGTATCAAGGCAGATGTTTCTATCGCTGGCAGAGACGGCATCGACCGCAAACTCAATGAATATCATCGTATGCTTAACAACAAGTAGATATGATAACATGCATCATCAATGGCCATAAGGCCTATCCCATTTCTACATCATCCATCAAGGTGACATACGCAAACCAGTACGTCACCGATGACGGTGAGTACACCTATGACATCACCTTTCCCATGAATATCCTGGAGAACCGTGTCATTTTCAAGAATGTCTCACGATTGGAGGTCAAGAAGAACGTCGCCAAATACGATGACTGCAAGCTGTTCTGTAACAGCCAGCTCATCATGAGCGGTGTCGGTACCATACTCTCCGCGAATGAGAAAGAAATCAAACTGCAGATAGTCGGAGGCAAGTCCCGCATCAAGTTCAACGACCGCATGACCAAGCACTATATCGATGAGATACCGTTTGGCACAGCTGACAAGCCTGGTTATACAGTTGATAAGGGCTGGTCTCAGGGATTTAAAGACCTGCAAAAGATCAATGACATCTACAGACTTGATGAAGATAAGTCGAAGTTCCTGGGAGTGGAAGGAAAATGGTGCTTCGTACCTGTTCGTGACGAAACGAACGATATGATTGCCAATTTCGTTGGAGTGGATAGAACAAAGCAATTCATCGGCTACAATGCACCATATATCGTGAACCTGGCAGTTCAGCCAAACCTGATGTATATCTTCCGCAAAGTGGTGGAGTACGAAGGATATACTCTCAAGCGCAACGACTTCGACTGTAAGCCATGGAACCTTCTGTATATAGCTTCTGCCTACAAGACGCGTGAACTTTGCAAGGCGCTTCCTCATTGGTCTAGCTATACATTTATTGAGGAATTCCGGAAACTCTTCAATGCTACAATCGTTTTTGACGATATTCTGAAGACCTGCTCGGTTATCAATGCTTCAGAACTGGCAACAGCTGATTCAATAGAGATTGAACCTCTGGACGAATACACTACAGACTACGATGAAGATGGTTCATTCTCTACTTCATCTACGGCAAACCTGGAATACAATCTGGGCAATTCTGCCAATAGAGACAATTATGAAGTTATTTCGAAAAAAGTTTTCGATAATTTTGAGATTGTTCATAGCAAAGAGTTAATGGGGGCAAACAAACAGTTTGCATCCACAACGCTATCATGGTCTGAAAAGCAAAAACGACAGACTATCATCGAGAATTTTGGCAATTACTATGTATATATGGTAGATGAAAATGATAACAAAAGCTGGAAACCTGTTGGCATCTGGTCACCACTTATCAGGGACAGCTCTTCAGATGATTTTATAGATCTGAACATTTCACCCGTAGCTCAAGTAGTTGAGAATATCAATTTCAAGTCGGGGTTGTTGGAAGACAAGTATTACGAGAGACGGTGCCTTCTGTCAATGCCTAATGATAAGGAATCAGATTCCAAGGAGTACGATGTTGACGACGATGGCTATAGTTATACATCTGTCCAGGATGCGCTCGATGATGAGTCAGCACTCGACAACTCAGAAGACGAGCAGGAATGCATGAATATTTTCTTCATTATTCCAGGAAGGGTACAATCTACCGATGGTTCAACCACAAAACTATCTTGGGTTGGGGAAAAGTCTAGATGGCCACAGTTTCTAACCGACTATCGTATCAATGAGGGATTCAGACTCGGCATCGCCCATTTCGAGGATAAATATTTTTCGTTGTCGCTATGCATGAAGAGCGAATTTGGTACAACCAGTCTGGGTACCTTACATGCTAGCGGTCTCAGAATAGACAATAAAAACTGCATGGAAGTCAAGTTCAAGTCAGATGACATACCTGACCCATCCAAGATTTACATCATCCGCAACAAGAGATTTGTGTGTGAGAAGATAGAGATGGAGGTCAAGGACGATGCCATCGAGCCAGTTTACACAGGCTATTTCTATATGCTATCATAATATATAATAAGGTGGGGAGCAGTCAGCCCTCCACCTTATTATATTATAGGATTCCCTGATAGTTCTTGATATACTCATTCGCCTTCTGTATGTCCTTAGGCGTATAGATGTCAGTAATGAGGATGGATGAGTGTCTCGCCTGGTCTCTGACCGACAAGACATCGGCATTGGCACGTAGCATGTTGGTGATGCCTGTATCCTTCAGACTGTAGAACTTGAAGCGAGGTGAGAGCTTTAGGTCTTTTCTCAGGACTCTAGTCCAGTAATCACGAAACATTTTCTCATTCTTTCTCTCCGGTCCTGGGCAGAACCCGTCAGAGAAGAGATAGTCCTGCCCAGGGTGTGAGAATATGTTGAGTTCCATCATCAGCTTGATGACGTGAGTTGGCAGGGTGATTACTGCATCATTTCCGTTCTTCGTGTTCTCACCATGCAGGCTTATTGTCTGAGTCTTGACATGGATATCGCAGATTCTGAGATAGGACATCTCACGAGGGCGAATGAAGAGATAGTGGATGATTTCGCAAGCCAGCAGATAGTGCTTGTTGTGCTCCAGCAGGTAGTCTCTGATGAGCTGCATAGTACAATCCGGTATGACATCTCTGTTTTTCTTCTGTCTGTTCTTGATGCGTCCCAGTCCTTCAGTTGGATTTTTTGGGATATAGCCGCGAGCAAGCAGGTAGGTGGAAAAACTCTTAGTCCAGGCAAGATAGTTGTTGCGGGTCAGAACTGTGTTGTTTCGGTCGATGAATATATAGTCCAGGAACTTGCTCACATTGCTTTTGTCCCATTGGTAGGAGAAGTTGAGGACTATGTTTTTCTCCTTCTTCCATCTCTCCAGGATTCTGACACGACTGCTATAGTCAACAAAAGTCTCCTCACGCATGCTACCCTCGTTGCACATTTTGACGAGATAAGCCTTATATTTCTCGAGTACATCTTCCCACTTCGTATATTCCAGTGGCTGCAGAGCCTCAATCCATGGGTTCCATCCAGCCATGAGCTTCTCGGTGAGACGCTTCATAATCTGGTCGGCATAGACACGCTGATTACGCTTGCCCTTGATATGGTCAAGCATGATTTTCTTCTTTCTCAAGCGGTTGAGCTGAGGATCAAACGCCATGAAGGAGATATAACATTCAGATCTCTGATGAAAAACTGGAGGTTTCCAGCCAATGACACTGCTAAGTACAGTGTCATTCGAATTTGGAGCATAATTTTTTTTAGCCAT